GGTGATAAATCAATATAATTTGTTGAAAGATTGTAAATTAATGATGCAGTATTCGTAGAAGATTCTTGTACGCTAACAATTAATGTTGATGTGTCAATATCCAAATCTGGTATTTCAAACAACTGTTTTGGATTAGATGCAGTATTATAAACAAAGTTATATGATGCGGCTATACCCTGTGAAATAATAATATCATTGAATGTTGCAGTATTTGCCGTTACATTTACTGTTGTTGCATCTGTCGTAAGGAATGTATAATTTACATCATCGATTGCTTCTGAAATGAATGAAGTAAATTTTGGAAGAGTTAATGTAGATGTTGTTACACCATTCACCGTAAGTTTTACTGTAGCTTTTGGTGCAACTGCCGATTTTGGAATATAATTTAATAGTTTAGCATGTGAAACAACAGAACCGCGTTGAATCGAAGAATCTAAGAACATCTCATTAGCTACCATGTTCAAATAGTATGCATTATATTGCGTATTATATGCTAATAGATCGACCAGAACAGAAAGGGCTGAGCCATCAAAGTTGTAATCTTTGAGTGTATCTTGTTGTGATAAGAATGTTTTTAGACTTGCTTTGATACCACCAAAGTCGAGGTCCGTAATTTGTAAGCCCGAATTAGCTGTTGCCATTATCGTGTTCTCTCAAGAATTAAGTTGATAGCCGTAGGTTGTACATTGTTTCCAATATAAAACTCTATACCTACGTTATAAGAATTGTTGTCTATTTTTTCTTCAATAGTAACTTGTGTTAATCTCACTCTCGGCTCATGATTATTCAATGTAGTTTCTATTTCAGTTTTCAAGTCTTGAGCCGTTAGGAAGTCAACTGGCTCAAATAATAATTGTTCTATTCTACTACCAATGTTCGGCTGAAAAGGCCTTTCATAGTTTTTAGTAAGTAGTAAATATCGAACAGAACGAATCACAGCCATTTCATCATAACTCAATGCGATATCATTTCTACCAGGAGTTCTAGTAAAATTGAAATCTATATCTGAATATAATTTTTTAAGTGTTTGTACCATTTTATTATTTATCGTTGAAGTAAAATGACTTTTCGAAAATCGAGGTCTTGTGCTAAAAAATTCTAGGGCCGGAACGAAATTTTCGAAATTTTAAGAAGTATTAGTGTTCGCAGTATTCGATGAAAGTTTTTGTTTATAATCGTCTGTACCTATGAGATTGTTAATGAGATACAGTTGTGTATTTCCAACATTTTCCAAATTATCAACCTTATTCGAATCTTCAAGTAATATTAGACCCTGTTGGTAAAAGTTCCAATCATGCAATCTACGTGTACTTAACATTCCACTAGCAGTTTGTAAGTGTGAAATTATCGTATTTGCTTGTGTGGTGGATATGTTTGATGCCAAATTTCCAGTACCGTCCAAATAAATGGAAGAATTGAGTGTTGGGTAGTCGCCCGTAATAATCACGGTATTTGCAGCAATAGCATCTCCCATGAACAAACTTGTCATGCTTCCTAGCAATGGAGTTGAATCTTGAATACCATCGGTGTTATTCAACAGCATCAGCAAATTTTGGCCTGTCTGTACAGCGGTATCATAGTCCGGATATTCGACCACAGGAGAACCGTTTTCTGGAACGGTAGCTTCGGCTTTTGTCACACCGGCAACATTTGAGGTGTGTTGCTCGAATAAATTAATTTCTGATAAAAGTGTGTTTGCTGATGACTGCAATCCCGCCCCATTAGCCGTATCATATGCGGTAATAGTTATCATAAGATTATACAAATTTTGTGTGCCAGATTGAAGTTCATTACACACATTCAACACTGGATTTTTGTAGTAGTTTGTTGCAATAATCGTGCCATTGGCCAAATCATTTTTTTGCCATGTCTCAAGCGATATGGGTTGTGTGTTTAGGAAGTTTTTTGTATCTTGACTCAAGTAAATTGCATCACCGAATTTACTCGTGTCAAAACTGAAACTTAGTCTATTAAATACGTTTGCGCCTGCCATTTAAATCTCCATTATAACATTTTACGCAAAGGCGTGGAAGTTGGACCTTTTGGTGCTTTATGTATATGAGAATTGTACTGCATTCTCATAGTCATCATTGTGCCTAAAGCATCTCTCACCATAACACCTTGTGTGAGTGGTGTCCAAAGACTTACTGCACCAAATATTGGCCCGAGAGTATCAATACCAAGATTTGAACTGAGTTTCATACCTGCCGTTACGTTTTCGACTGCTGAAACTGATTGTTTTGAAATGATTGAGCCTGAAACATTCAAATCACTTTGTATGTTAACAGCTTCGGCTGCTCTTAATGTGATTACACCCGTTGCGGAACCTGCAAAAAGTGAAATGTCACCACCTGATGTGATTTCAACCTTATCTGTTGAATTTACTCTTGTTTTACCGTTTACTTGTTGATATGAATCACCTTCAACTTTACTGTATGCGTCACCTAATACATTCACAACAGAATCTCCGTTTATTGTAATGTTGCAGATACCTCTAATAAGAACATTATTGTTATTTGCTATGATTTCATACTTATCACCTAAAATTTTAACGATTTGTTGACCGTTTGCTTGTATTTCGGTGAATGTGCCAGTTCTATGTTGAATACGCACTCTTTCATGTTCTGGTGTATCATCAAGTTCGATAAAGTGTCCAGACTCTGTGCCAATTACTTTATTTAGTGGAGGAGAAGCATCCCAATCTGATGGAGGTTCATTCCATGAATAGTCATCCGGTTTTGTGTTTAAAATTTGTTGATCTAGTTGTGCTTGTGTTGCCATATTTAAATTCTTCCGGAATAAGATTTCGGATCCAAGGTTTTCTCTGCCGTAGAGACTAAGGTAGAGGCAGTAGCGAGTGTTGTTGTTGCACCAGATATAGTTTTTGTAACATCTGAAATTAGTCCAGTTCCTTCTGTTATAAGTTGCGAGAAAGAACTGGTTGTCGCATCTATAGCAGATGTGAACACACCAGACAGAGCAGCATATAAACTAGCTAAACAATCCCTGAATTGTTGTAGTAATCTAGCAGGCAAACTTAAAAACCATGCAATCGTTTGTTGCACCTTTGCTATAAATTCTGCTATCGTTTTTAAAACTCCATTAATAAAGTCTAGTAATTCGTTAATTGTTCTTAAAATTCCACGTAAAACTTTAATAGCCGCCACTATTCCTGTTGTCAACGGTGATGCCGCAGCACCGGACGTGAGAGCCTCAATTCCATTTCGTATCGCTTGAAATACTGTGGAATTTTTTAATGCCTCAAATGCTGCCTGGTATTTTATTACACCTGCAACATCACAAACGTGTGCCCGTGAATTATCCGACTTTTCAATTCCTGTACCCTCATATGTATTCGATGGTGCAGGAGCCGTTGGCTCACCTACACGCACGGGTTTCATTGCGGGTGTGTCAGTATAAACAATCGGCGTTACTGCATCCGATTCTTTTATAACCGAGTTAGTATATTTTGCCCTTGCGTTAAAGCCGACACCTTGAATTTCATTTGGTTCTTTTTGTGGTATTGCTGGAAAAACACCAAGCATTGCCGGTGCTTGTGAAGATGTTCCGTCCATAAAGAAACCGAAAACATAATCTCCTTCTAGTGGTGCTGAAAATGATCTTGAATCATTGACCGGATAAACTGGTGTAGCCCAAGGTAATTCTGATGTCGGTATTTCTTGTAGATTATCCGTATGTGAACCGAATATACGTACTTTACACCGACCGACATTCAGCGGGTCTATACGATCTTCAACAACGCCAATCCACCAAACGAAATCATCATGGCCAATTCTATTTTTAAAATCACTCATACAACACCCCTTATAGCTTTTTCTGTATCACCAGAGTTTGTGTAGATATTCACCGATGCTCCGTAACTATCTTTTACAACTTCGAGTATAGATTCATATTTACCGGCAAAATCAATTATGTGACGAACTGCTGTAATCATATATTTACCTGAATTGTATGGATCTTTTTCGCCTGAATTATAACCCGAACCATCAGAATTTCTGCTCGATGGTAGAAAAATTTCAAGTAACATACCGACCGTTAAGTTTGGATCTCCGGCAACAGATAATTTTATTCTCGAATAATGTGATAGTGATAGTTGTGCTGTTCGATTGGGTATGTAGTTTTCAACTCGTACATCGTTTGCAACAGACCAAGGTTCTTCACTAATTCCTATTGCTTTCTTTTGATTAGAATTTGAAACTGCAACTTTAAAAACGGAATCATAACTTTCATTTGGTGTTTTACCGAGTCTGTTTTTAAGTTGTGGTACTATCGGATTATTGTTTAAATTTTTAGATTTATTAAAATATTTGATATAATCAAAGTTGGTGTTTCTATATGTTCGCGTCAACGGATCAATAGTAATTAATCTATTTGCAAATGCACCAGTTGTTGTGCCATACAAAGTATCAAAAGTATCTAAGAAAACGTATGATTTAATGCCAATTAAGTCTCTACCAAGTTCTTTGCTTTTTACTTCTAATGGTAAATTCATGTTACCAACACTTTTTGGTATATACATGTATGATGTATATACGTTTTGATTAAACAAATTTTGCAACGAATAAAAATTAAAGCCTTCTGAATTTTCGTAAAATAGAAAATCTGCGCCATCTTTTCCAATAGGCTTAGCGTAATTTGACAGCCAGTTGATTGCTTCGAATGGTTTTTTGTATGGTATAATAAAATCATAAAGACCATCAGTGTCTTGCATTCGAATATACTTTCGGTCTATTTTTAATTTATTTGAAAGTATGTCATATATCATCTCTGATATTTTTTTACCGGAATACGATTTGCTAATTTTAGTTTGTTCAGATAAAAAAAGTTCTTCGGAACAGAAGTGTAATGTGTATGTTTCAGTTTCTCCGTTATTTAATATTCTCTCGGAGATTCTGTATATTCTAAAGTATTTTTCAGTAACAGATTCTTTTGATGACACTACAGTTTTCTTGAATTTCAACTTTAGATAATCGAAACCTGACATACCTAATCTATCGATTAAACTGATCGAATCATTAATAAGTATATTACCGCTTGTTATACCTTTAAAAATATCTTCATAATAAGATAACTCAACCATCATCATTTTTATATTGGTCTTATCTTTTGCAGTGATAATATATGCTTCATCAAGGCTATAGTCATCTGCCGTGATAAGACCCGCTGTTTGTACTGTTGGATTGGGCTTTGTAGCCAGAATTGGTAAACCACCAGCAACTTCAATTTTATCCATTATTCAACTCTCATTAGAAGTTTAAGTTGCTCTTCCATTTCACCGATAAGACCACTATTCAACAATTTTATTTGTCTCTTTGTTTCATTTTTTTCTTCTTCATAATCATATATTGTCACTATATTTTTAGTTATAGAAACTGTGCAACTTGTACCACCTGGAATATTATATGTTGTCGTAGATTCTGTTAATGTATTATATTCATCTTGAGTTAAAGAAACTTCTTTTATTGTTTGAACGTTTGTTAATGTATCCGCTGTCGTAATAATTTTTTTATATTGATAAACTGTTGTATTTACATACTCAAAAGGTGTTTTGTCTTCTGCTTCTGCCTCTGTAGCATACTTTGCATCAATATATTCAAGAAACGTTGCATACGGCATTGGCCATTCCCAAATTGGATCTAAAATTTGATTTGAGAATAATACAATCCAATATTTAAAAGGATCGCCATAATATTTGTCTGCAACGATTTCTGGTGTATCCCCTTCTTGTACTGCATATTCATAAAATTGCATCGGATTGTTTATCAACTCTTGTACAATAGATGCGCGTGCCAAAAGATTAGTCATCAATATTGGATAACCATTTTGATCAGGCGTAATTATTTTAGGTAATGTGTCAAAATAATACATTAGTAACCCGCTTTAATTTTGTTTTTATCGACAATGACGGTTTCTTTGAATTGAAGTGTTAGTTTTATTTGAACAGGAGAACCATCATTAAATGTTGCCCAACCGTTTGGACCATAATCCACATTGATATTTTCTAGTACAGTTTCACCGATCTTGTGTACATAAGGATTTTCTTTTCCTTTATACAAAAAATCTATCTTAAATGGAAAAGGCACCTTCATAAATACACCCTGCGAGAAGTAGCCGTTAGGATTAATTTCTGGAGCCGAGGCATATTTAAAAGATTCTATAATATCTTTTACTGTTTCGGTTTCTTCTTTACTATATGGTGTGAACACGAAATCGAATTGAAATGACCTAAAACCTACGCCACGGAATAACACCTGAAGTTGTGGATTCATTGCTTGACCAATACCCCTGAGAGCTAAGTCTCCTAAGTTACTCGCACCAATTCGATCACCGATGGCATTTGCTACAAATCTTCTAATAAATGGATCAGAACCCGCTTTATTTGCTAATTGTTCAAAAGATTTATCTCCAGCACCTTTGAACATATCAAACATTGATGTTCCCGCTTGTGCTAAGAAATATGCTTTACCCAAAGATTCTGTAAGACTGATATCATCGTATGTAGCACCATAAGAAACATTTACTGTATCGGGTATATAAAGTGAAATCGTTTGATATGGTTTTCTAGGAATATCAGAAGCAGAAACGTCATTAAGTAGTGCCTTTGTGTTATCCACAACAGTTTGTGAAATTACACCGTTGGCTAAATTTTGAACTCCTCCCTGAATTAATCCCGTACCTATATTCCTAAGATTTGAAGCAATTTGAGACTGGTACCCTGGTTTCGGTTCCATACTCGTAAATCTAATTACATGACTTCTTGTCGAGTCTGTACCTAGATTTCTCGGATAACGAAAAGTTCCAAACTCATATTTGTTTCCATACAATAGCTGTAGCGGTCCATTAATGACACCTGGTACTGAAATACCTGCTATTGAGGTCGGGATAGATATTGGCATAGTTTTTCTTATTTTTTTAGAA